CTTCTATCGCTTCTCACACGAGGATTTGGCAATAGAGTAAGTCAAGAGTTTTGTTTTGCAAACAATAGTGTTCTTAGTAAGAAGATGAAATCCGTTATATGGGATGAGCAGACTGTTGAAGACACTCAAAGAGATCACGAAACTATAATGAAAATGTTTCCTGGCTTGTTTGAAATTGTTTATAATGAATACGGAAAAAGAGCCTCTGGTGGCTTTCGTGGTTATGGCAAATGGAGATGCCACTGGAGCAAAGCATACTCTAAACGTGGTAATAATTTGGAGAACTTTTTGAATGACTAATCCCGAACATCCCGTGTATATCATATCTAAAGGTCGGCACGAATCTATGATTACGTCAAGGTCTCTATCTAAGATTGGCGTACCACATTATATTGCGATTGAGCCACAAGACCTAGAGAATTACGAGAAGGCATTAGATAAATTTAATATTCGTGAGTGGGCAACATTACTTGTTGCTCCATTCAGCAATCATGGTGATGGACCAGGCAGAGCAAGAAACTGGTGCTGGGACCATGCTATCTCTATTGGTGCTGAGAAGCATTGGGTGATGGATGATAATATTGCAGACTTCTATAGATGGCATAAGAACAAGCGTATTCGTGTTGGCAGCGGTGTCATTTTCAAAGCAGCAGAAGACTTTATAGATCGTTTTGAAAATGTTCCGATATCTGGCTTTCAATATCGATTTTTTATTAGTCCAAATGATTATAAGAAACCTGCATTTTTAGCAAACACTCGTGTCTATTCTTGTTTGCTTATTGATAATAAATGTAAGCATCGTTGGCGTGGTCGCTACAATGAAGATACCGACTTGTCTCTTCGTGTGCTAAAGGATGGTGATTGTACCATTCAATTCAATGCATTTCTACAAGCCAAAACAGCAACTCAAAAATTGAAAGGTGGTAACACTGAAGAGTTTTATCATAAAGAAGTAGGCACTGAAATTTTAGATAAAGCTAAAGATATGAAGGACATTGGTTATAATGCTGTAGGTACAGTGAACAAATCAGAGATGCTGGTTAAAATGCATCCAGATGTTGCTCGTGTTTCTTGGAAATATGGTCGTTGGCATCATTACGTTGATTATAGCCCCTTTAAGAATAACGAACTACGTTACAAGCCCGGTGTCAAGATTTCTTCTGAACCGAATAACTATGGCATGAAACTTATTGAAAACTATGGAGAATAATGTATGAATAACTTTGGAAAAGTAGAGGAGTTTATGTATGCGTTTAGTCAAAATGTTGAGACTGAACCACAATGGTCTTCTGTTGCAGAACTACGCTATGCGTTGATTGAAGAAGAACTGCATGAACTTCGTGAAGCATTAGACGATAAAAATATCGTAGAGGTCGCTGATGCACTCACAGACCTTCTCTATGTTGTCTATGGTGCTGGACATTCTTTTGGAATTGATCTTGACAAATGCTTCGAAGAAGTGCATAATAGCAATATGAGCAAATTAGGCGCTGACGCAATGCCTATATATCGTGAAGATGGTAAGGTTCTCAAGGGACCAAACTATTGGAAACCAGATTTGAAGAAGGTAATTTACGATGTATAAGTATAGTGAAGACAAGTTGCTGGCAGAAATCTTAGAGTATGTGAACTCTACATACAGCCAGCATTATTCGCAGAACAGGTATCAAGCTACTGAGTTCATTCTAGATAGTGGTCATGGTGCTGGGTTCTGTATTGGTAATATCATGAAGTATGCTCAACGATATGGTCACAAAGGAAGTGTAGAAGATTGGCGAAAAGACTTGACAAAGGTCATTCATTATGCTATTATCGCTTTACACAATCACGACACAACACATGTAACAAGTGAGGAAGATGTGAATGGAACTGAAAATCCAAGTTGAAGAGCTAAGAAAGGCGAAGGTGTTCGTCGCAACACCTATGTACGGTGGACAATGCGCTGGCATGTACACCAAATCTACCAACGACCTTGGTATGGCTGCCACCAAGTATGGAATTGATCTAAATTTCTACTATCTTTTCAATGAATCTCTGATTACTCGTGCTAGAAACTATTGTGTGGATGAGTTCCTGCGTAGTAACTGCACTCATATGATTTTCATTGATAGTGACATTGGCTTTCATGTGAACGATGTATTCGCTCTTTTGGCACTGCAACTAGCAGACCCAGAGAACGTAGATATCATCACTGGTCCGTATCCTAAGAAGTCTATCTCTTGGGAGAAGATTGCTAAAGCAGTGAAGATGGGTCACGCTGATAAGAACCCGTTTGCTCTTGAGAACTTCGTAGGCGACTATGTGTTCAACCCAGCAAAAGGTGTCACTGAGTTTCGTGTTGACCAACCAGTAGAAGTATTAGAAGCTGGTACTGGTTTCATGTGCATTCCTCGTGCTACGTTTGAGAAGTATGAAGAAGCATATCCAGAATATCACTATCTACCAGACCATATTCGTACAGATGCTTTTGATGGCTCTCGTGAGATTATGGCTTACTTTGATTGTATCATTGACCCAGAGTCGAAGCGCTATCTATCAGAAGACTATATGTTCTGTCAGAATGTTCGTAAAGCTGGTATGAAGGTATGGATGTGTCCTTGGATGGAACTCAAGCATATGGGTTCATATATCTTTGGTGGTAGTCTTGGTGCAATGGCTGCGATTCAAGCGTCACCTACGGCAAGTGACGAATCAAACAAAAAATATTATGAAGAGGGCAACAAAACTCGTATAAATAAAGAGCGCCAAAAGACTAAGAATGCTCGCACTTCTCGTAAGCGCAATCGCAAATAATTGGAGAACTATATAATGCAACTAAACGATTATACTATGGACATTCTAAAGAACTTCTCTTCTATCAATCCTTCTATCGTTATCAAGCCAGGCACGACACTGAGTACAATTTCTCCTCAGAAGACTATCATGGCAATTGTTAGCGGTAGTGACGACTTTTCATCTGAAGCTGGTATCTACGACCTATCTCGCTTTCTAGCAACGGTATCGATGTTCGAATCACCAGAGCTAAACTTTGATGAAAAGTCTATCAATATTATGGAAAATAAACGCAAGGTGCAATACACTCTTGCAGACGTTTCCATGATCCTTCAGCCACCAGAAAAAGAAATCACTATGCCACCTTGTGAGGTGAACGTAGATATTTCTTGGAATGATTTGCAGTCTGTTCTAAAGGCTGCATCCGTTCTTGGTTTACCTGAGATTGCCTTCGCAGGAATTGATGGTGAAATCGTATTGGAGGCTGTAAACTCTAAAAACCCAACTACTGATCGTTATGGCGTGACAGTTGGTTCAACATCAGACACTTTCAATATGTATATGAAAGTTGAAAATCTGAAGTTGATGCCGAATGATTACACGGTCAATCTATCGTCAAAAGGATTGTCGTGTTTTGTTTCGGACAACGTAAAGTATTTTATTGCAATCGAATCTAACTCTACATTTGGAGAATAATATGACTGAAGAAAATAATCAAATCACTCTACAAGACATTGACGCTGTTGTGCGTATCATCGACACTGTTTGCGCTCGTGGTGCTATTCGTGGTCAAGAAATGACTGCTGTTGGCACTCTTCGTGAAAAGTTTGGCGCTCTGCTACAGGCAGAAGCGGACAAGCAGCAAGCAGCAGCAGAAGCAGCAGGGCCACCCGCTGCGCCTCCAGAAGATGTGCAAGACGTTGCTGTTGAGGAAGTAGTTGACGCTGATCTCTCTAATCTAAACTAAAACTTAAAGGGGGATGGGTTGACACTCATCCCCTTTTCTGCTATACTTGATTTTTATTATATGATGGAGTTTTGATATGAATGAAGAGTTTCTCTGGGTGCAGAAGTATCGTCCTCAGACGATTGCTGATACCATACTCTCAAGCGAACTAAAGCAGACTTTTCAACAGTTTGTCAACCAAGAAAATATCCCTAATCTGCTATTGACTGGCAGTGCTGGTATTGGTAAGACAACTGTTGCAAAAGCATTGTGTGAACAACTAAATGCAGACTACATTGTTATCAATGGTTCTATGAACGGTAACATCGATACTCTACGAACTGAAATCATGCAGTTTGCATCATCAGTATCTTTTACGGGAGGTCGCAAGTATGTCATCCTTGACGAGGCTGATTACCTCAACCCACAATCAACTCAACCTGCTCTTCGTAACTTTATGGAAGAGTTTAGTAAGAACTGTGGGTTCATTCTCACATGCAATTTCAAGAACCGTGTTATCGAACCACTACATTCTCGGTGTACAGTTATTGATTTTAAAACTAAAGGTAAGGACAAAGCTAAACTTGCAGCGAAGTTTTTCAAACGACTCTGTGATATTCTCACGAATGAAAATGTTGAATTTGAAGATAAAGTCGTTGCTGAACTGGTTAATCTACACTTTCCTGATTGGCGTAGGGTTATCAACGAGTGCCAGCGTTACGCTTCTACTGGGCGTATTGATTCTGGCATACTAGCAAATCTAAATCAAGAATCGTTCAAACAACTCATAACTTATATGAAAGCGAAAGAGTATCAATCTGTTCGTAAGTGGGTTGGCGAGAACGGTGATATAGATGCTTCACAGTTCTTCCGTGCGTTCTATGATACAGCATGGGAAGAAGTGTCAGATAATTCTGTTCCTGGTGTTGTGATTACTCTTGGTGAGTATCAATACAAGCACTCGTTTGCTGCTGACCCTGAAATCAACATCATGGCGTTTCTCACTGCTATCATGTTTGAGGTCACTTGGAAATGAGTAACCCATTTGATTACGTCAAAGCAGTATCAGACACAAAGAAAGACCTCATGCGAGGCACAGAGAACGATGCTCTTGCTGAAAAGAACTACAACGCCTTTCTCTCTAATAGAGCGCTCTCATATCATCCAGATGCAATACTACACGCAAATGAGATGAATACGCTACACCATCTTGACAACAAATTGCAGTTTGACTACTATCATAGCGTTCTTCGTCGCCGGAAACGCTTTGCTAAGTGGTCTAAACCTGAAGATGATGAAAATATAAATATAACATCCAGTTATTATGGCTGCAATAAACAGGTTGCTCTACAGTACCTAAAGATTCTATCAGCGGATCAAATAGGACGTATCAAACAAAAACAAGAAAAAGGTGGCGTGAAATGAGTGTTGAAACATTAGTGGAAGTGGAACTAGGTAACGAAGAAGCATTTCTAAAAGTAAAGGAAACTCTGACTCGTATCGGTGTTGCATCCAGAAAAGACAAGAAGCTATATCAATCCTGTCATATTCTACACAAGAAAGGCAAGTATTATATCGTTCACTTCAAGGAACTGTTCACTCTAGACGGTAAGAGTTCTTCGTTTTCAGAAGAAGACAAAGGGCGTCGTAACACGATTGCTAACCTGCTTGAAGAGTGGGATTTGGTCAAAATTGTAGAACCAGAAAAGACACAAGGCAATATTGCGCCACTAGCACAGATTAAAATTCTTCCATACAAAGAGAAGAGCGAATGGGAACTCGTAGCAAAATATAATATTGGTGGAAAACGATAAAAAAAGGTTGACAGCGACTGTTGATCAGTCTATAATATGATTATGAACGTGAAAAGGAAAGTATATGAGTATGGTGTCGAGGTTTGATAAGTCAACAGACTTAAAACTTCTTCGTTCTATAGAGAAGGGTAGCGTGGATTTAGTACTCACTGATCCGCCTTATCTTATCTCTAAAGACTCTGGTATGCAACAGTTGAAGGATTCTGGAAAATCGCACGAAAAATATGGTCGTAAATATGCTACTGCAACTGACTATGGTCAGTGGGACAAGGACTATACCATAGGTGACTTACAGCTTGCAATTGACGAATTCTATCGTATATTGCGCCCTGGCGGTTCTTGTATCATATTCTTCGATATATGGAAGATAGAGACATTGACAAACGCACTCTCTAATTTTTCCAAACATCGACTCATAGAGTGGTTGAAGACAAACCCTGTGCCCATCAACAGTAAAGCAACCTATCTATCTAATGCAAGAGAAATTGCGATATCCTGTGTTAAAGGTGGTAAAGCAACATTCAACAGCAAGTATGATAAGGGTGTGTATGAGTATCCTATCTATAGTGGCAAAGACAGGTTTCACCCAACACAAAAATCTCTTCCACTATTTGAGGAGTTGATAAAGAAGCATTCCAATGAGGGTGATATCGTGGTAGACCCATATGGGGGCAGTGGTACAACGTATGTTGCATCGATGAATACAAACAGAATATGTTTGTCAAGCGAACCAGATGAAGAATATTTCGAAAAAACGAAACAGAGAATAAGCACAAAAAACGATAAAAACATTGACATAACCCAATTATTATGATATAAATAATGTTGTAGATGCCAAATGGGTCTACAGCATTAAATAAACACTTAACTTGCTTACAAGGAGTAAAGTAACATGGTACAATCCATTTTTAACGATCCAATCTATCAGCCATATTTCATCGGCTATCAAGATATGATTAAGCGGATCAAAACTACCACAGAACAATTCAGTCAACAGTCGTATCCTCCCTTTAACGTTAAAAAGGTTGACTACAATAAGTATGTCATCGAAATCGCAGTGGCGGGTTTCGACAAAGCGGATATCGACATTGAACACAAAGATTCCACACTTACCATCAAGTCTGACGTAAAGACGAAAGAGCCTGATGGCGAAGAGTGGATTCATCGTGGAATTGGACTGCGAAAGTTTACCCGTCAATTCA